AGTAAGGGTTAAAAAAAATCTTAAAATATTTTATTACCATTTAGTTGTTTTTTTTACATTAATTTTTTGTCCCTGGCCTCTTTTTTTACTATTTGACGGATCGTATTTTTCTTCTTCGTCGTCCGAATTTATACCCTTTGACAACTCCCAAAATTCTTTACTACCCAACTTAAAATCATTATGACTATCCGCCTTGTACCAAAATACTTGATCTTGTAATTTATTTGATTTAACATTATTATTTATTACTAAACATTCGTAATTTTCAGTACATTGATCCATGACTTGACAAAATGACTCAAATGTTGGAAACATGCCAGCGTAATTCTCGTATATTCTTTTGCGATTCGCAATATAAGGTTCTCTTAAAATAAAAACATAGTCTATATTTGTTCTCAGTGTTGGCGGAACTCCTAATGGATACTGCATAGTTACAACAAGCATGACTTTCCAATGCCGACCATTTAAAAATAATAATCTCATCATTTTATCACGAGACCAAGTATTATCGTATAAGCAATCGTCCATAATTACAAATGTTCTTGGGTCAATATTGCTTTTTTTGTATGTTTCAACCTCTTTTGATATTTGTTTTAAAACGGATCTCTGTCTTTTTAAAATGTTTTCAATAATTGCGGTGTTATATTCATTGTGTATAAATAGTTTTGGAACAAGCTTTGAATAAAATCCGTTCCCTTCCTCTGTTCCTGAAATTACCGTTCCTATTGGAACATCTTGATGGTAATATAATAAATCTTTCACCAAAAATGTTTTCCCCGTATCACGACGACCTATTAAAAAAATAACAGGCCCTTTTGTATCATTTGATTTAAATGTAATATTTTTCATATCAAATTTTTTTAACTCTAATGACATTATATAATTATATATAAAAATAGTATCTCTTTAAATACGCATTACAATATTGTTTATAACTAAACTTATTGGGTATCTTGGTAATTTTTTTAGTTATTTAATTTTTACTTTATATTACAAAAACTTGAAACCATAATTTAAAAATAATATGATGTTATATAAAGATTTAACCAACCACAAATTAAAATGAGCCGTAAATGTTCTTTTTGTAAAAGTACAGACCACACTGCGTCTAATTGTACAAGCCCATTATTATTAAATTGTTTAGCAGAGTTATGCGAACGATATAATACTATTTTAACTAATATACCCGATGGAACCAAGACAAGAAACGAAGCAATTACATTTACAAACAATGAATTTAAGCAATCCCTACACCAAATACAGCGATATTATAATAATATATTAAATGTATTGGTACGCAATTTAAGATTAACTTCACGAATGACGCCTTACGCAACATCGTGTATATTAATAACAAATTACATTTTTGTGAGAAGTCAAATAACAAATTTACCCCATATTCTTTATGGGTGCCCAATTATGATGGAAGAGTTTTTTATGATAAACAGAATACCCCAGAGGTTTGAAGCCCCTGAACTAGCATACTACAAAAATTTCATATTATATCATGATAATCTAAAAATAATTATGAAGCTTAAGTTTAAACAATCTATTCCATTAGAAATAGAACACGTTTTTATGATGGAGACAGAAGTTTTAGAAGATTGTCCGATATGTATGAATACAATTAACACGCCAAACAAGGTAATTACAAATTGTAACCATACTTATTGTAATTCCTGCTTTGACCAATTGGTACAACATACTAGAAATAGAAATGAAAATGTATCAATCAAATGTGCATTGTGCAGAAGTAACATATCTAAATGTTATAAACCTATCATTAATTTAGTTTAATTGTAGGTTATTGTTTAAAATTAAAGAAAAAAGCGTGTAACGCGCTTTTTTCGCCTTTTTTATTTTCACAATCTTTTGTCTAATATAATATATTATAAATATATATATGAAGATCAAGATGAATGAAACCAAATGTTTAAAATTATCTTGTAAAGAAAATATACATACAGAAAAAGAACAAATTAATAAAATTATCGAAAGAATTCAAAAATTAACAAAACAAGGCGCCACTCCTGAAAAATTGGAAAATGATAAATTAGTCAATAAATTATATTATTGTTATACACACAAATCTCCAATTTATAACAGAAAGACTTGTAAAACAAAATATAATATTAAAATGCCGAGATGCAAAACTGGCGCGTTACGAGATAGAAAAACACTTAAATGTGTTATGAAAAAAACAATGTCCAGATGCGCAGCAGGAAGCAGAATGGATAAAAAAATAAATAAATGTGTTATAACTGAACACAAACGAAAACGATGTAACAATGGGTTTAGATATAATGAAACTAAAAAAACGTGTTTAATCAAATAATTTATTTGTTTATAAAGATATAAACAAATAAATAAGTGTAATAATAATTAAAGATGAACCGCGTCGAACAATTAAAAACGATACAAAATAACGCGTTGGAATTATTTATTAAAAAAAACACGGATTACGGAGATGCTTTTGCAAAATATGGAATCATAGGAGTTCTTATGCGAATACAAGACAAGTTACAACGCGCGGTTTCAATCACAAAAAACGGTATTAATTTAGTAAATGATGAAGGAATTCAAGATACATTATTAGACTTGCACAACTATGCCGCAATGGCTTTAATGTTATTAAATGAATAATTCGGCCGACGTGCGGCTATTTATTATCTTAATGTATTATATGGACAATTATAGTTGCAATAAACATTTTTGCTTAAATAATATTTATAGTGATTCTGATTACATAAATAATTTATCCACCGTAAAAAATAAATTAATTAAAAAGGGTGTTCTTGATTGGGAAAATCATCCTGAATATACGCAATTATTGCAATGTAAAGAATTCATCGGGGATAAATTTATGACGGAAGATTTATGTGTTAATAATTATAATTTAAATCATAAGTCATCCAATAAAAATAAAAAATTTGTCACAATATCTGAAAAAAATATTAAAAAACACAAACAAACAAATAATAAAAAAATTAAGTTATTACAAAGTTGTAAAACAAAATACCCTAAAAAAAGATGCCCCAATGGCACGCGGCGATGTAAAATATCGCATCATTGTGTTCCGTCTATTCGCATTCGCAAATAAATGGGTTAAATCATAATAATTATTAAAGTTTTAATTATTATGATTGACTTATCAAATTATAGTATTATTGAGATTTATTTATATTTTTTCAAAAATGTGGGGGGTCTTAATTTAAATTTATATAAGGGCGTTTTTTATATAACACTTCATATGCTATATGGAATACTTATATTATTATCATTATTATTTGTTAAAAATATCAATTACTTATTCATTGTCTTTATAATTATTTGTATTAATTGTTTTGTAATATATAAATTTAGAAGATGCCCATTAGCCGAATTAGAGAGACACAATATAAATTTTAGTTCTATAGACACAATTTTTAATTCATTCTATAAGTTTTTTAATATTAATATACAAGACAAAAATAATATTCAAAATAAAAAAAATGTTTGTTTTAAACATTTAAAAGTTCATAATATTGATGAGGTCTCATTGGAAAACCTAATAATTTGCGCGACATCTATTGCGTGCAAAATCTTTATACTAATGCTTATTGAATCTTTATTTCGCAAGTAAAGATTACTCGCAAGTTATCATATTTACCCCCTCCTTTTTATCAATTGTAATTTTATCTGAGAAATTTGTGATAATTTTCTCATATGTGTCACCTTCGCAATCGCTGCTATTGCCAACAATTTTTAAATATAATGTGTTCATTTTATCATCAGCATATTCGCAATTTGGATATTTATTTTTCCAATTAAATATTTGTAAAAAATTCATTTTGTGATTTATTTTTGAAAGAAAGTGCTTTGTTGTCGAATGCTCTTCAGTATCCTTATCCCACACATTTTTATCTTTAATGTGTATAACCTTTCGCTTTGTATCGCTACAATGGATCGGTCTTGAATATATATCCAATTTTTGAAGTTCTCTCGTGATACATTGTGTCATACTTTTCACAAACCCATTCTTCCCTGTATTTTCCAAATCGGCAAATGTCACATTGATAGAATTAATAAAATCACTCATATTCATTGCATCTTTACATTTTTCGTTTAAGAAATGCCCCAAATTAAATGTATTATTTTGAATATTTTGAATATTTTGCGTATTATGTATTGTGGTTTTTTCACTCGCCAATGCCATTATTTGCTTATTTTGTTCTATTATTAAATCCTTGAATTCTTTATTGTCCTTCAATATGTCATTATTATTTTTTAATATTTCTAGTATTGTTGTATTTTCTCCAAATCCAACATTACATTTTAACTTGTGCTTTTTTAAACAACTACTATATTGGTATTGTTTTCCACATAAACAAGTAAAATCCGCATTTACTGGAGGACTCGATACTTTTTGTGATACTTCAAAATGCGATGC